GACCAGTTAACTCAAACTGTTGGTGCCATCACTTGGCTCAAAGGTAAAATCGCAACTGACGTATTAACTGACCCAACAGCGATCACAAGATCTAATGCTGCATTTGATACTGTTATTGATATTATGTCAAACGGTATTGGTGGGGCTGCTGATCCAATATTTGGTGACTTGACTGTTTCACCAGATCACCTTGCCGCAGGTAAAGCAATACTTACTAACAAAGCGTTTATCCAAAAAGAAATCATTGCGTGGATCACAGCTAACTATCCAAACTTTGTATATAACGTTGCTGCATGTGAAAGAGATATGGGTATTTTTGTTGACCTAACATCTTGGGATGTACGAAACGGTTCAAACGCGTTAAGCGCAACAAACTCTAAACTATACTTTGAAAATGCAATTCCGGTATTAGATGATGAAGAAATTGTTCCGACTTCTGAAGCATTCTTCTTTGCATCAGATCTGATTGGTCAAATTGTTAGAAACGAAGTTGTTACTCCACTTCAAATAGTAGCAACGCAAACTATGGTTGACACTGCAACATATACACCAACAGATGTTGCATACGATCATAACTCTGGCGTAATGACAATGACATTGGGTGCGCATACATTTGCTGAAAAAGATTATGTAATCTTCGCAGAGAATGCAATCACACTATCTTGCCCAACATCACCATCTGATCCTACACCAATTAACATATCACACCCACGTCCAACTGATCCAATCTTTAACAAACCAGTTAGAATTGACTCAGTTACGGCAACAACTGTTACATTACAGGTTGGTGAGGCCAGAGTTAATAAAGTTCATTCATTCGTAAGCGCATTAGCTGATGGCATTAGAAAATCAGTTAAACCAGCGGTTGCTCAACATGCTGAAAAATTATTCCACGATGTTGGCGATGTTATCAGAGAAAATGATGGCACAATCCCTGCTATCGTAGAACCAGCGTTTAACACCGATACTGCAAACTATACATTAAGTGCAGAGTTTGAGTCAATCAAAGGTCAATCTGTTAAATACCAAACTGAAATCAACGAATATATTTCAGAACAGTATAATGGCTTAGCGTATAGCTTAGAAAAATGTCCAAGAGATACAGGTTACATTGTTGACGCGATCTCAGAAGACTTAGAATATGGCGGAGACTCTGCTACAATATTCAATGCAAGATACTACTTTGAAGGTGCTATTAACGTATTACCACAATATCAGAGAGAACCAACAAGATTAGCATTTACTCACCTAGCGAGTGTAATGCAGAAAGTTGTTAAGAACGAAGTACAAGAACCAATCTTTGGAGCAAGATTTACTCCAACCGACGCAACATACGATCCAGCAACTGGTATTATGGTTGCTACCATCGGTACTCACACATTAACAACAGCCGATCACGTTTGGTTTAAGCCAAATGCAATTACATTCTCATGTGATACTGGTTCTGGTCCAACCAACCACGCAAGCCCTGAAGCGCATCATCGCTTCTATAACAAGGCATGCCCAATTATTGGTGCTGACGCAACAACGATTACATTGTGGGTCGGTGCAGGCGGAACAGGACAGCAAGCTCATACATTCGTAAGCGCATTAGCTGATGGTATTTCAGAAATTAATGGTAACCTTCTATACCAGAATGTATCGCTACAGGCAGCAGACACGGCAACAGGCACTATCGCATCTGACCTAGCAATGGTTATTGCGAATATTGTTGATGATAGATTAGTGATCCCAGACTATAGAGGTTCATTGGATATTAGCCAGAAAACTCCTAAGCCATTGCCTACAGAGAACTTGCTAACTAAACCAAAAGCAGACCCTGCTAGAACATTCGCACGTAAATCTCTACAATGGAACAGAACGTTTATCCAAGAAGAGCTTATTCAATTCGTACGCGATAATAACTACACATTCGATGAAGCGAAATGCGCAAGAGATGCAGGCTTCATTATTGATGCGGTTAGAAGAGATGTTCAAACAGGTTCAACATACAATGGTAAGTATATCGGTAAATCATATCGTATTGGTACAGTAGGTGCTGATAAGGTTATTGAGGACCAACTTGCCGAAACAATTGAAGGAATCAGATATGTACAAAAAGACATCGAAGCACAGCTTTCCGGTGTAGCACTTACTAGAGCTCAAGATTCCTTCAATAACATTATTACATCTATGATTAATGATTACACACCAGATGGTACAAACTATAACTACGGTGTTGGTCATATTTCTGATAACCACGAGTTTGCTCGCGAAGCGCTTCAACTTAATAGAGAATTCTTAAAAGAAGAAGCTACTGCGTGGGTTAACGTTAACTATGGCGGTCTATCATATGATGTAAACAAATGCAAGCGTGACACAGGTATCATGGTTGATGCGGTATCATACGATACACAACATGAGTCAAACACTGCGATGCTAGATGTTGCTAAACTATATTTTGAAAACGGTCTATCAACACTAAGCACGGCGCAAAGAGCGCCAACTGCGGCATTATATACTCACCTTGGCGCGATAGCAAATCAGATTGTTCTTAAACAAACAGTTGCAAGATCAGCTGGTAACACGGTTGTTCAAAATACATCGTTTGGCGTAGTTACTGCTCCAATCGCACAGCACATCACTGCATTATGGAAAATCGTTGGCGATCTAATTGCTGATGACTCCTTAATCAATATGCCTGATGTTATTGAAATTCCTACAAGTACTGCAGGTGCTGACGGTTACTTATATAACGCGGAAGCTACAGCAATTGCAGGACGTAAGGATAACTTACAAGGAACAATTACTCAATACCTAAGAGATAACTTTGATTACCTTGAGTACGATGAAGCTCGTTGCCGTAGAGATACAGGCTATATTGTTGATGCAATTTCGCACGATATTCAATATGGTGGTAACTCTGCAATGCATGGCACTGCTGAACTTTACTTTAAAAATGCGGTAAATATTCTACCAATTGACCAACGTCAATCAACAAGAGAAGCGTTTGAATATCTTGGTAAAGTAGTTCGTTGGGTAACACGTAACGAAATGGTACCACGTAAAGAAGGTCGTAAGTTTACACCATCGACTGCAACATATGATCCTGATACAGGCGTATTCACTGCAACTATGGCGAACCACAATCTTAAAGTTGGCGATTATGTTATGATTGCTCCAAACAGCATTGTGTTTACATGTTCTTTAGATGGTGATATCGCATTACACCCAAGCCCACAAGCAGGCGATCCATATTACAACGCACCAATGAAAATCCTTGCAAGAACTGGTACAACAATCACTATGAATGTTGGTAAGGTTCCATATGGCAAAGGTGGCGGTGCTCATACATTCGTAAGCGCAACAATGAATGCGATCACACATATAACTGGTAACACTGTTAGACAAGAGATGAAGCACAGAGCTGCTCGTCGTACAATCGCAGATGAAGCGATGAATTTGGCCGTAATGTTAGCTAAAGTGTCAGATGACAATAGCCCAGCAAATATTCCTTCAAGAATTGATCCAGATACTACTTGGATTGAAGCTGGATTGATAACTGCTAAAAACGCAATAGATAATAACTCTATTCAAATGGCTAAGGATCTACAAATTCATATCGGTAATGCGTACAATGGTATATCATACTCGAAAGAGAAATGTCGCAGAGATGTTGGCGTTATGATTGATGCAGTATCGCACGATGTTAACTATACAACAAACTATGCAATGATAATGACTGCGGGTCTATACTTCGAAGGTGCGCATTCAATATTACCAGCAGACCAAAGACAACAAACTGCCAAATTCTTTACAGAGATGGCCGGCGTTGTTAAATCAATAGTTCAAGGTCAAACCGCGTATCAGAGAGGATTTACTTCAACTGATGCAACATACGATACAGATACAGGTTACTTTACTGCAACTATCGACGCAGGTCACGGTTTAGAAATTGGCGATTACGTATCGTTTGAACCTGCTAGCTTTACATTCTCATGTGATACTGGTTCCGGTCCAACTGACCATGCGGTACCTGAAGCACATCATCCATATTACGATGTTCCTTGTCCAATCCTTTACGTTGAAGGTAACGTAATTACAATGTTTGTTGGAAAAACTCCTACATACTCAGGTGCTCATACATTCGTAAGTGCAACTGAAGGCGGACTGAAGAGAGCAGTTAGAACTTGGACAACACAAGATACATCACTTACTGCGGCAACTGCTGTTGAAGGTGAAGAGGTTGCTGATCTAGTTCGTATCGTAGAAGATGCTATCAGAAGAGATAATATTGACGGTCTACCAGATATTCTTGAGCCAAATACAACTTGGGTTAACGCTGGTAAGATTGAAGCTTCAAAAATTATTGATGATAACCTTGACGAACTTGCTGACGATGTTACTAAGTTCCTTAAAGATACATTCACTATTATTGATTACTCTAAAGCAAAATGTCGCAGAGATGCAGGATATATCATTGACGCTATGTCTTGGGATTTCAACTATGGTGGTAACTTAGCTACAAGATGGAATGCAGATTTCTATTACTGGAACAACGAATTGCGTATCCCAGAAGATACAAGAGTTGCAACTGCAAAAGCATATCGTCAACTTGGTAAAATTGTAAGTCAAGTTGTTATCGGTGAGCTTCCGGGTCAAGCTATTCGCTCAGAGTTAGGAACAACTACTGAAGAAGCTCAAGCAATTAAACTTGGCGATATATTACATAACGTAATGTTCTATAATACGCCTAAATCACTTGGTCCAATAGAAGAACCTAACTTCGAATGGGAAACAAGCAAAGAGTTTAATTTTGCTAAAGTAATTCTTAATAATAACAGAGTTAAACTACAAAGAGAAGTACAACGTTACATTACTTCAACTCACAAGTTTATCGACTTGCCTAAAACATATCGTGACGGTGGTAACTTTATTAAAGTTCTACAAAATGATTTCAGAGGTAGAGTTATTGATCCGGATGTTGGTACTGTTGGTTCTGATAAAGCATCAAGATCCTTTGTTGGCGCACTGTTTAATATTGACGCACAACATGTGTTCCCAGTATTCAATCCACCGGAATCATATGCTGATTGGCGCAAGCTAAGATTTAAAGGTACAGTACAAAATGCTGCTGCAAGAAATGCGTTAACAGGAATGAAACGTTGGGATGCTTATATTATCCCAACAGATAACAATGCAAATCGTTATACAGGTATTATATATGTATGGAATGGAACTACTTGGGATACAGTAGGAAATAATAATACTGATTTACTTGACTCATTCACTGGTGCTTGGGCGCGTATGAAAACTTATATAAATAACAATATCGCTCCTGATGTAACACACCAAACAATGGTAACCGAATTGATAGATAACCTTGTCATAAATAGTGTCATAAGACCTGACTTCCTAACGTTTGGTTCGTTGGTTGAATCTATTGCTCACCAGTTTAACGGTGCATCGGCAGGTGTTAACAGAAACGCCTTACCGCTGAACTTTAGAAACGTAGGTTCCGCAATTGGTGCTAATGCCTCTGTATTATCAGAAGGTGGAGGTAGGATCAGATGGTCAGGATCAGACGAATTAAATAACCAGTACTTCGCAAGAGGACTAAAGATTAACGGTAGAACAGGTCGAATTGAAGGTCGTCCATTCACTTCATCAGTTAGAAAACTTGCAAGACGTGCATCAAACAGTAGGGCAGCTCTATAATGGCAATTTACACAATAGCAACATCACAGGCGCCAGATGCAAAACCGGTCGCCAAATCTTTTACATTGTCTACGAATTGGCAGACAATGATTGAAGTACCAAATTATGAAGTTCCAGAGCTCGTCTTTGGTGGTTCAACTACAACAGAGCCCGGCGTAGGTGAAGTTATTTCGCCACTTATTCTATGTAACATTACAGCAAATACAGTAATGGTTGATGTAAGGGCACACAGAGAAGACGTTAACGCAGAATTTTATTTAATTAGAAATCTGCAAATCCCAGGATATGACACTATTCCATTACCACTTAATGGTCAGTTCTTTAAATCAGGCGATTTGTTAGAATTGAAATGTGATACAAACTTGGCAGTACATGCTACTTTATCCTTTACTCTTGGACAATCTGAAGAGGATGATGTATAATGGCTTTCAAATCAATTAGCGGTTCACGAATAATTGGAAAAGGTACTCCGCAAGCAGTACCTATTCAATTAGATCCATCCCCGTTCAAAGGTGCCATTGCTTATGGTTCCGACGGGTTAATTTATGTTTCTAATGGTACAGCATGGAACGCAGTTGGTGCAGGAATTCAAGGTACAGCCGGTCTTCAAGGCGATGATGGTTTACAAGGTACACAAGGTACATACGGCCCAGGGTTTAATATTATTGGTTCTGTTACCGATGTTGACACTGGCGGAGATCAGCAAGCAACTCTTAATACAGCATTTCCATCAGCCGTAGTTGGTCAAGGTGTTATTGATAACGCCGATGATGAGTTATGGGTTTACGATGGTGCAGTATGGGTTAACGTTGGTTCATTCCGTGGTGTTCAAGGTTTCACTGGTAATCAAGGTACACAAGGTTTACAGGGTACAATTGGTGAAGAAGGTATTCAAGGTTCACGTGGTTTCCGCGGTTACCAAGGTACTCAAGGTGTACAAGGCGATACTGGCATTCAAGGTATACAAGGCATTCAAGGAAACCAAGGTACACAGGGTATTCAAGGAGTCCAAGGCGTACAAGGTACTCAAGGAATTCAAGGCTTACTAGGTAACCAAGGTACACAGGGTCCACAATCAATTCAGGGTACTACTGGTATCCAAGGTGATTTGGGTTTACAAGGTTTTAGTGGTGATGACTCAGCTGCGGTTGTTGAATACGTACTTTTAAATCCTATTGCTGAAGCCGATCCAAACGCTGGCGGAATGTTATGGAATAACGACACAATTAGTGCTGTTACAAAAATTTGGATTGACAGCAACGACAGTTTTAATATTAACTTAGACGCATATTTTACGGCAATTCAAACAGCTAATTCTACGAATAAAGCTATACTAAAAGTTACCTTGCGTGACAATCCTTCAAGATACGCTATTTTCTCAGTACAAAACTTTACAGACGATACAGGTTATTGGGATCTTGATGTTACATTCTTAAGCGGAGTTGGTGTTAAAACCGATTTTGTTGATGAAACATCTCCGGGTTCTGGTACGTATATAAGCCAACCACTTATTGTTGCTTTTGCACAAAGTGGTGATAGAGGTTTCCAAGGTATTCAGGGAACACAAGGCGTACAGGGTGTCCAAGGTGTACAAGGTATATTAGGTAACCAAGGTACTCAAGGACCACAATCAATTCAAGGTACTACTGGTTTCCAAGGTATCCAAGGACAAAAAGGTATTCAAGGTAGCCAAGGAACACAAGGTTTACAGGGTCTACAGGGTATTCAAGGACAAAAGGGTATTCAAGGTACTCAAGGTGTACAAGGTGATAACGGCGTACAGGGTATTCAAGGTACTCAATCTGTCCAAGGTGTGCAAG